ACCATAACGAAAGGATACACAATGGCTAGTCGAACAGAGCATGGGTTTAAAATCGTAAAGGACAAGGAAACCAAGCACAAGTATTTTGCCGAGCTTGTGCTATGCGAGGTGGCCGGTACACTGGACGGACAAGTCGCAATCGTGTGCGTTGGCGAGGTTAAGAAGCAGCGCACCTCAGGCAAGCCAATCGTAACATTCCCAATGTCATCAACTCCACAGGAAAAAGAAGCCCAGTGGCTTCTGGCCAAGGCTATTTGCGAATGGCTAAATCTTATCCTGCCTGATACCATGAGAACCATGGCTGTCGGTAGCCAAATACCTGACGGGTTTGGGGAGAAGTATGTAACAGTAAGAAGGGTCAGGGATGACGAATGAAAATCAACATGAACACAGACAAGACACTGAATTCGTGGTTCAGATGCTGCAAGAAAAAACTTCTCAGGCATAAGAACAATTACGGTTACAAGGTGGTAGTCAACATCAACATTACTGGAACACCTGACGAGCAGATTTGGAAATGCGTATTTGATGGGTACAACAAAAGCGTTGAGCATTGGATAACGCTTGACAAAAGCTGCCTAGATGACGACACCGGGTCAAACAGTGCGCTGGACAAGTTGTCTAATGCAGTGCTAAACAAAAGAATAATTACGACCCAATGGCTGGAGCATGACATAGATCGCAATGGTGCGTCAGGCGTCATAGGTTCGTGCGTTGAGAAGTATAGCAGCGTGTTTGATTTTATTTGCGAATATAACAACATGAGGGAGACAATCGACAGCAAGTCGCAACTAGCATCAAACATAATTTACCGGACTGCAGGTGTTTATGGTGACGCTGTGATCATTGGTTTTAGTGAGAAGAATATCACTGAAAAGTTGGAGTTGGAAACTATAAAGTTATTCTCTTGAAAGGAGATTACCATGGGGAAAGTTTACGGATATGTCAGGGGTAGCACCAGCAAGCAGGAGCTTACACTGCTTGCGCAGACCGAGTGTCTGCAACGGTTCTATGATTACAAGTTTAAATCCACACATGAATTCGAGATCGTTGAGGACGCAGCAACCAGCGCAACCAAGTCGTTTGAGAACAGGACTGGCGGGGCTAGGATCCTCAGGATAACCAAGCCGGGTGACGCAGTGATAGTCACCAAGCTTGACCGTGCGTTCCGCAATATGCGGGACATGGCGCACACCATGGAGATACTCAAGGAGCGTGGGGTCGCAGTGCATTTGTTGGACATCAATGTCTCCACGGACTCAGATGTCGGCAAGCTTATGGCTGGAATCCTAGCGTCAGTCGCAGACTTTGAGAGGTCGCGGATTGTGACTAGGACAAGGGAAGTGCAAGGTGTCAGAAAGAAATATGTCGAGGAGTTTTTCGTAGGACAGAAACCTTTCAACACCGAGGCTTCTCTTGGGTATCGCAACACCCCATACTGCTGGAGATGGAGCAAGGAACACAAGCGTGGGTTTGAGATGCCAGAAGAAAAAGCTATTGGGGAACACATCTTCAAGGTGTACCTCAGGACATTGGCGCAGGTCAAGGCTTCAGGGTACGAGGGCAGGATGAAACGCCACCCTGCCCAGCGCCAAAAGAAACGCAATCTTCTTCAGCAGATTCGCAGGACTTTGCTTTCAAGAAGAATGAAGAAGTCAAAGGAGCTAGAGAGTATCAGGCAGATGGCTGGAACATGCGACCCAAAAATAATTGCCACCTGCCGTGTGACTGCGATCAACAAGATCAAGGAGGAGATCAGCAAGAAGATTGGTTACGCCAAGGATGTCAGGGTTGGGCCGTCACCTGAGAATGTCGCAACAGGAATGGTTGACAACCATCAGTACACCAAGAGAACACACATCACTTATCGCCTTGTACTTGAAGAGCTTGAACGCACCGGGTTCGAGCTTCCAGAAACTGTCGCCAATCAAAGGTGCTGGACTCACGGGCGAAAACAAATCAGAAACGGCAAGTCAGGCTGGACTCTTAAGCTTGTAAGTTTGTATGTCAGGAATGAACTCAAACTTTTGAAGGGAGGTTCCAATGGCAAGGTTGCCACAGCCCGATAGGGTTCCGAGTGCGAACGAGGTTTTGTTTTGCGAGGTGATGAAGGTTTATGTCAAGGCCGGGTACACAAAGCCTATGGAAAAGCAAGCCCTTGAGCTGGCAAGAATTCTCCTGTTTCCAAAGCAATCCAACGCCTTTGCCATTGCCATGGAGTACGGGAACCACACGCTGCTTAGTGCAGCAAAGGTTTCCGTACTCATAAACCCCGGAAAGGAACCGCTTCCTGTGGCTGATGTCACACAGGCAAAGGATATTTACGAGGAGTATTTCGATGACTAAGAGCTTGTTTGGTCAGGTGTCAAAGACTATAAGGGAGCGTGGTAAATACTACGGGAAACCTGAGGACAACTATCGGAGGACTGCAGATCTGTGGTCTGAGATCCTAAAGACAAAGGTTAAACCTAAGGATGTGCTGCTGTGCATGGTGGCGACAAAACTGTGCAGGGAAATAGCTAGGCACAAGAGAGACAACATAGTGGACATGGCAGGATACCTAACACTTTACATAAACATGGAGGACAAGTCGTGCAAAAGATTTACGAAACGGAAAAAAATAAAATAAATGAGAAAACTATTGCTGCTCGCATCGAACAATATATGGATTGCGAAATGATTGAGGCTCCACGCAAATGGGAGATTGACTACATCGCACGGCGTGGTGACAAGATTGCTGCGTGGGTTGAAATCAAACAAAGAAACTACACCATGGCAGAAATTAATATGTTCGGCGGTTACATGCTGTCACTTAAGAAGTGGATGTTCGCCAAGACTTTGTTTGACATGACAGGCGTGAAGTTTGCCTTGGCGATAGGAGCCAAGGACGGGATATACATAGGAAGCTTTGATTGTTTTTACAATCAAAACATAATCTTGGGAGGCAGAAAAGATCGCAACGACATTGAGGATATTGAACCGTGCGTGTTGATACCTACTACTAAATTTTATAAGATCTCTGAAAGGATTAATTATGGACAGGAACGAGTGGCTCAAAGCTAGGAAGCGTGGGGTTGGTGCCAGTGACATGAGCGCATTGGCCGGAGTTAACCCATACAAGTCTGCGTTTGAAATTTATCTGGACAAGACATCGGACGAAGTCAACGAATTCTCCAACCAGTTTACCCATTGGGGGAACATCCTTGAGCCTGTGGTAGCTGACGAGTTCGCACGGGTGACCGGTGCTGTGGTCAAGGCTCCACCTCAGCAGATCATGCAGCTTGCCGAACATCCCCACATCATGGCGTCACTGGACAGGGTCGCTGTCATGCCTGACGGAGAGGAGGTTGTGGTTGAGATCAAGACCACATCGTCACGCAACGCCAGCAAATGGGGCGAGCAAATGACAGACCAGATACCGATTCAGTATTTGGTGCAGGTGCATTACCAGATGGGTGTCAGCGGACACAAGACTGCGTATGTACCAGTGTTGATTGACACTTCAGATTTCAGGATATACAAAGTCGAAAGAGATGATGATGTCATCAAGAGCTTGCAGGATTTGGCCCATGAATTTTGGGACAGGGTGATCAACAAAAACCCGCCACCACCTGACACTACAAGTCCGGCTGGCAGGGAGTTAATAAAGAAATTCAAAGCAGTATCAGGCAAGAGCGTTGACTTGCCAGTAGAGAGCGTCACTTTGCTGCAGACTTACCTTGACAGCAAGGAGAAAGAGGCAGCAGCAAATGAGGAGAAGGAGAAGGCGCAAGCTGACATTATTCTCCTGATGGGTGACGCAGAGATCGGAAGGTTTCCAACAGGTGGCGTAATAGAAAGGCGGTTGGTAGAACGCAAGGAGTTTACAGTTAAGCCCGGTACATTTTACAAAACTACATTTAAATTGAAAGAGGATTAGCCATGAGTACAGAAATAGCAACTACATCAAACAAGACCAAGGAATTGAGGACATTCCTAAATGACCCTAGGGTCAAGGAACAGATATCCTTGGCATGCGCAGCCACTGTGAAGCCTGACAAGCTGATACGCACAGCCATGACACTGGTGCAGACAACCCCTGACTTGATGGATTGCTCACAGGCCAGCATTCTAGCAGGGATAGTCAAGGCAGCTGAGCTGAACATCGAGTTGACTGGCGCCCTTGGACAAGCTTACCTAGTACCGTATCGTGGGAAGGGCGGGGCGGTGGCCAACTTCCAGATAGGATACCGGGGCTTGGTTGAGCTGGCGTACAGGTCGGACAAGATCCTCAGGTTTGACGCACGGGTAGTGTACTCAAAGGATAAGTTTAGCATCAGCTATTCAGACAACCCGTGCTTTAGTCATCAGCCGTATCTTGGCGGTGACCCCGGTGACATCATTGGGTTTTATAGCAGCGTGTTCTTCAAGAACAACGCCAGTGATCTTGAGTACATGAGCTTGGCCCAGATCATAGATCACAAGGAAAGGTATTCCAAGGCTGGAGCGTTATCCCCATGGAACACGGCGTTCACGGAGATGGCCAAAAAGACTGTGATCAAAAAGCTGGCAAAGCGTTTGCCTTTATGCACTGAACTCCACAGTGCAATTGACGAGGACGAAAGACCATATCACGGCGTTGGCTTTTCGGTTCCACCAATGGAAATTCCTGTTGATATTAAAGCCATTAAACAGGATGATACACCTAGGCGAACCAAGACCAGCATGCTTAAAGAAACACTAAGCAAGCCGGATAGCTCTGAGATTCTGGAAGGCACGGAGGGCGATTCTAAATAGCGTGTTCAGGTTAAATGACATGCGACAAGCACAGGGGTTACATAAGTGACCCCTGTTTTTTTAGACAGGAGTTATTAATGGCAGACCTTCTTTACTTCAACAAACAAGACAAGTCAATTGACAAAGAGGAATGGTCTAATCTTATCAGGGATCCGTCTTACACTAACGAGGGATACTACAGCAAGCACGACCTAGAGCTGAACCTCAGCTGGATAGGCGTTTGCTGGGACGAGGAGAAGAATCCAAAGACTTGGTGTTTGAGTCTTGAGACAGTGGACGAGCTTGGCTATGTGCAGTCAATCAGGAATTTTGTGAACGGGAAAGACAAGGCTGTTAGCGAATTCATAAGAGTAAAGAAAATGATGGATGATGGCTCGATCTTTCAAGTCGGATTTAAGAAAGAGCGTGAGAAAAAAAAGCGGAAGAACAATGAAAAGAAATAAGTACAACAACCGTATTGTGGTGGTGAACGGAATCAAATTCCACTCACAGAAGGAGGGCAAACGGTATGCTGAACTTTTACTTCTTTTAAGAGGGGGGGTGATCTCAGATCTAGCGACACAGGTGCCGTATCTGATCACCGTCAACGGTAAAAAGATATGTCGATATGTCGCTGACTTCGTGTACCGTGACCTGCAAACTCACGGTACCGTAGTCGAAGATGTCAAGGGATACAGGACTGAGATTTATAAATTAAAAAAGAAATTGGTAGAAGCTATTTACGATTTTAAAATCACTGAGATATAGGTTTCTTATACAACTCTGGGTGCTTCTTCTTGTATAGCAGTGCGTTGTTTTCCATGTTGCGCTGAAGCCTAAGCAACTCTATCTGCTCCCTGTTTAGCTCATTGATTTTGTCAGGCCGTGCATAGATTTTTTCAAATGTTCCTATGCCGTTGGTGCCAGTCAGCTGTTCTTTGATCAGCTCCTTGGCCCTGAGGTTCATCCACTTCTGCGTGTCCACATCGGTGAACCTTCCACCAAGAGTAAGGTTAAGCGCCTTAGTCAGCGGGTCTTTCCTTTCATCGACAAGCGTCTTGCCCATGCTTGCAATCCTCGACAGCGGGGAATTCATCAGCAGCTGATCCAGAATCCTGCTCCCTGTCGGACTGTAAAGGTCATCCAAGTTTCGATGCCCGAAGAATTGCCTGTTGGTAGCCAGCTCCAACGGGCCTTTAAACAATGGATTGGTTGCTCCAAGAATACTTTCCAACCCTCGGAACGCTTGGTTCTGAGAGAACGGATTGCTTGCATACTGGGCGACAACATCCACCGGAAGATCAAGACCAGTAAAGAAAGTCCTAGTACCTTCAGGCTTGACACCACCTAGCATTTGGTTTAGCTCTGTAGTGTCGTACAACATCGAGCTTCCAAGGTGAGTGGGAAGCAGTGCGGTGTTCTCATCCTGACTACGCATCCTGCCAGCGGTCTTGGCGTACTGCGCCATCAAACCACCGGGATGTTCGGTGATATCCCGAACGACAAACGGCGCCATGTTTTTGGTGAATGTGTAAAATGGTATCGCCCTTTTCATCACATTTTTTTCAAAGCTTGTGAGCGCAGAGTAATCCACATGGCTCTCGTTGACCATCCTAGCTGCTTGCTCCGGTGTGTACCCCTGCTTGAGAAACCCCAAGAAAGCACCGCCTCGGTTTGCCCCTTCAATTTTCTGGTTGACATCACGCCCCCAAGTGAACGGCGCAAAGTTATCCATGTTGGATCTTAGCTGGCCGTTTTCAACAACCATTGGCAAAAGATTTTTGAAGTTTGTTTCTAAGTTTCCTGTCGCAGCATTTGGTTTTGCCACATCCCAGAATCCTTTAGCCAAGCTGGAAGCTGACCTCACTGGTACTTCACCCGGTATCTGCTTGGCAATTTTCTCTGCGAGCTGAGCTGGCTCGACAACTAAATCACTTGTTGTATGTGGAGATATGACTCCGTACTCATGCAGCAACTCGTTGAATCTTTTTGTTGCAGCAACATCGTCATACAGTCCAAGCCCGTTCTTGGCTCTTTCGCTATTAATTTGTTTAAACAAAGGAAGATTAGTAATGCCTTCAATCACCCCTCCTGACGCAGCCTTGTCAGCTTGATAGGCGTTATTGACTACTTCCCATGGTCTTGTTCCTGCGCTTCCTGACGCTATGTTTGTGGTCAAACCTGATATAAGATTCCTTCCATGGAAGCCGGGAGCTATGATAGTAAGGCCACCCTTGGTAAGATTGGTATATTCATCGAACATTTTCATTATAGGGCCAAGAGGCTTAGGCAGTTTAAAGCTTATAACCTCAGCGTTTATGTTGTTGACTGTTGATTGTGGAACCCTAAGGTCACTAAATACTTTCTTGAAAGCCAATTGATTGGCGTATCTTTGAAGCTGTTTGTCAGTCGGGCTAAGGTTTCCAAGTTCTTCAAAATCATCTAAAAGCGATTGCCTTCTGTTCACAAGCAAATCATCTGCGTGAGCCTGAATCTCAGCTCTAACTGTGGCTGGCAAAGGATTGGTTGCAACATCAGCGAATCTGTTTGTGTCGTAATATCTGTCTGCATAACTCGCTATCGACCTGTCAGCGTTTATCCCTGTTGACTTTAGAGCATTGCCAAAAGTTGTTGTGCCTTGAACATCAGTGTTCTTAAGGCCAGTGTTAAGCAGCTCATCAAACACAGCCTTGGTTTTAGTTGCTCCTGTGTTTGAGGCAAGTATCCTGCTTTCGAGCGAGTCCAATATGTGTCCATAGAAAGGCGCACCTTTTGGAACATCCAACGCACTAGTCAATGATTTACCAGCTGGCATAGTCACACCTGCTGGAAGATGAGCGACACTTTGCTTGGCCATTGTCTCAGCTATATTGGCAGCATTGTCTGCTGCTAAAATCTGAGATCTTGTTGTTGGATTAATTTCTGGAAGTGCAGATATAAGTTGATCTGAAGCATTGCTAAGTTTTTTAGACGACCTCAAGTTTAACGCCGGGTCAATCAATAGGTCAACTCTAGGGTCAGCATAGCCTGAAAAATATTTTGGAATGTTGTATCTAGCTGGATCTTTGAGCGCATCTTTAATAATAATGTTGCTTGGCGTATACCTCTGAAGCCAATCGTCAGCTGTCAGCCCTACCTTTGCGCCTTCTTGTCTGGCTATTTCCTTGGTTACAGCATTGGCATCTTTGATTATGTCGTAGGTATCTTTGCTTAAAACTCCAAGCCTGTTTTGTTTAAGGTCGTCAATGGCATTATCGCCAAACATTTTTTTAATTTCGTACAGATCATTCTTAGATCTAGCGTAAGTTGCAGCGTCAGGAAATTTTAAATAATTAAGTGCAATTTTTTCTGCTGACTTGTCGATGTCAGCTGCCACAGTTCTAGGATTGCTGGTGGTGTATAGCCCAGTTATCTCTGGATCCTTGGCCATTCTTTCTATGTCGGTTGCACCCTGCGGTAAACCTTTCAATGTTCTTTCAGTTGACAACGCAGCTTCGGTCGCAGCGCTTGCGTCAACTATTCTTGCTGGAGCTGTCAGCCTACCGTTTGAAACCGGATTGGCATACCTAGGGAAATACGGCTTTATTATTTCCGATCCGTCACCCATATGCACAACATCGTCAAGAGCGTAAGTGCCTGATCCACCAAGGCTGTACCTTAGACTGTCTGCGCTGGTCAATGCGTTTGATTGCTTAGCAGCATAGCTCGGCCTTGCAATCATTCCAATTCCGGTTGTTTCATCTGACACTTTGACAAACGGTTTGGCTTTGTTATAAATGTTTTCAGCTTTTAATAACAGCTGTGAATCGGTAAGCCCAGCCAAGTCTTGATGAGAACTCTTGATGTCTCTTAGCGCATCGTTCATTGACGCAGCAAGGCTGGTGTTAAGAGAAAGCATGGCAGGATTTCTGTTGAAAGTTTTAATTTCCGGGCCACTTTCAACCGCCCAACGCAACAGCTCTGGGTATTTAACATCCGCACCAAGCTCATTCCTTAATAAATTTTTATCAATCCTTGACATGGCAAGGTTTGGCAACTCATCAGCCGTTGCCACTTTCATTATGCTCTGGCCTTCTGGAGTCACGGCGTTGTTGTATCTGCTATTAAACATCCCTCCTAATCCACGACTAAGTACCCCGGCTTTTTCTCCAGTTGCCTTAACTATATCGCCAATCACTGGCAAACTTTTGGCGTAGCTGTACGCCCCGCTTGCAGCATCACCAACGCTTGCTGCTGCGTTGGCAAGCTTTTTGCCAGCCTCTCCGGTCAGCGCCCACCTATCTTTCATAAAAGGGATCTTTGCTCCAATTGGCCCACCCAATGGTTGGTTTAAAAACTGAGAAGCTATTTCAGCAGGGTCTTTTATTCCAGCCTCAGTCAGGTTTTTGTAAACATTGCCATTGTCCAGCCATTTTAATTCGTCTAGATTTTGTAAACCTTTGGTGGCTTGAATGACATTCTTTGCAGGATTGTAACCATACTTTGAAAGTTTTGCCCCGGCTTTGGTTAAAGCCGAACCGCCAAGCGTAAGGTAAGTTGTTGGATCTAGTAGTATCTCCGTACCTATACCGCCCAAGGTGGACATAAGGCCGTCATCAGAACCGCCAAAAAACTGCTTGTTTAATTGCTCACCTGACACTGCGTTTTCAGGTTTGGTTAATCCAGCCATATCAGAAAAGGGGATGATTGACAAAGCCTCCTCAGGCTTACCGCCAAGTATCCCCCTTACGGCTCTTGCTCCACTGTATTTGTCAAGGGTGCTACCCACCAACGCCAAACCTGACAATGCGTTTGCTCCAAGATTTCTAAGCGCAGAACCTTCGTCCTCCTGAGGTATAAGAGTCTTATACTCAGGAGTCGTGCCGTTCATGCGGTCACGCCTCCGCTTGTCTGGATCGTCATCGTCAAAGAATGAGTTGGTGAATATACCCATTACCGTTTCCTTCTGTCATTGCTTGGTGGAGCAGGAGGTGGTGGAGGAGGTGGAGCTTGCTGCTCAGGAGGTGCGCCCTGAGGTGGCATTGGTGGAGGAGGTGGCATCATTCCTCCCGGTGGCATCCCTTGCGGTGGCATTGGTGGCACAGGTGGAACCATCATGCTTGGATCCATTAGCTGAGATGGGTATTGCTGCATCTGCTGCATCATCTGCTGCTGAATCATAGGCCCAAGCAACTGCTGCAAAAGCTCCATGTTTTCCTCCTGCTTTTCCGCAGCAGGAGATGTACCCATGGAGTTTGGCCCTTGTCCTTCGGATGTGTACATGGATGACAGAAGCTGATCAATCGCTTCCTGAGGAAGATTAAGCTGCTGCAACAGGCTCATTGCTTCACCGCTGTCGTAATCCCCTGTTGACTTAGGTTGCATCATGCTTGGATCTGCACCCATGGGTGGCTGCATCCCGCTGTCGTCATCAGTAGATTGATCAACCCCGGTGGCTGCGTCTATAGCATTGTCCTGTTCCGGGGTCATGCCATTTGACTGTTGAATCAAATCCATGATCTGGTCTGGGTTCATCTGTGGCATTGAGCTGGACTGTAGCATATAGATACTCCTTGGTTAGTGTGACTTTTAATAAGGTAATCTTCCGTGGCCCTTGTTTGAATACCATGCCTCAAAATTCTTTGGGTCGGCCAAAGCGTTTAAAAGCTCGTACTGACGGGTTTTTGCTGCATCTCTCCAGATAGTTCCATATCCTCTGTTCGTGGAAAGATCAGCAACATGTTTTAAATAATCCGGGTGTTGATTTTTCTTGATCAACTCAAAAGCTATTGGGCCAAGATAAGATTTTGACGGATCATTGTGAATAAGAGTAGCTATGTTCTCAATAAATGCTTCTGGTTTCATTAACGCTCTTGGCTCAGGCTTACCGTCAGGCAGGTTCTTTTGTGGCATGAACATCATGTTATAGACCATGTCAGCGCCATTAAGAACTTTGGCTGCGTTATACTGTTGCACTGCTTTGCTTTGGTGAGCAGCTTTATTGTTGATTAGTTTTGCAATACCTTCGTTGTGGCCGTCATCTTTAAGAACATTGTATGCAAGATCTTTGGCTGACTCTAAACTTTGGATGCTATTTAAAAATTTTGCTGCGTTAATTCCATGCTGGTTATCAGCTGGATCCACTCCAAGGTTTCCGCTAAGTATGCTTTGTATTATAGGAAATTTTATTTGAGCCAAAGGTGTAAGACCGTCAACCGGATTGTTGGCTGCGTCTTTCCTGCTGTTTAAATAAGGCACAGATTTTTGCCAAGCATATTTGACATTAGGCTGCATGTTTTCAATGTGATTTACATAATCAGACAAAGAGTTGGACATGCTTGGATCAAGAGCTTTTGTTGCCAATTTGAAAGGAGCTGCATCTTTGGTTCCAATTGGAATCAAATCGTTATTGTCATTCTCTGCCTTGATGTTTTTAGCCATAAGGTCAGCTCTATCAAGGTATGGCTTTATTATGTCTTTGTATGAATTTTTTACAGCCCCAACTTTTTGTTCGTAATCAAGCATCATATTATGGACTTGCTCACGGTCAGTGTCGCCAAGCGCTTTTAAAACTGCCATCCTGTTGTCTCTAGTTTCACTGCTACCTCCTTTAGTGTTTGCTACCGAATTAGAACTGCCTTCTGTTTGCGAAGCGTTTGACGATGAGCTTTTCCCACTTGATTCCCTAGAACCTTGAGACACTGTGTTTGAATTTGAATTGCCAAAATTCTGATTGAACCCCTGACTTGAACCTTGATCAGAAGATGAACCAAACCTAGAACTAGAGCCTGAATTTTTATCAGAATATCCAACAGAGGAATCATTACCACTACGCATATTTGAGTTGTTCTGAAATCCAAAGCTTTGGTTTGAACCTGAAGTTGAGCTTTTTTCTGAAGATAAACTTTTATCTGCTGATTCAGAAGCAGATTTCCCTGACGATCTAGATAATGAATTTTCTCTTTTTACAGAATTAGACCAGCTTTCAACTTTATCTTTCAATGAATCCAAAGCGCCAGAATTAAGAAGGTCTGATCTCTCAGACAAATTTGCTATAAATGGCTGGAAGTTTGGCGTTGGTATTTTATTAATGTCGTCCATCATTTTTTCATTGATGGCTCGAACAGAATTTTCTGCGTCAAGCGATGTTCTTATTTCTGAATATGGTTTAATTTCTTTAAACGCCAACTGCCCAGATGGATTTACAAATGGAATCCTATATCCTCCACTTGGCATGCTTATGATTGGGCTTGTAGTTTGGGGTTTGCTGTTTAAATCAACTCCAGCGTCTGCAGGAGTTGTGACATATGACCCACCGGGCCTTCTTGCCAACGCCTCTTTGACATGCCTGTTAACTTCTATGTTAAAAGGCCCAATCACTTCGCCACCTCCCGGCCTAAGCGCATCTCCGCTTTCTGGCAACAACTTCACTTTCCTAGTCACAGTCTGCCCATTTTTAAGTCTTGCCATGTCAGCTTCTGTCAATGGCTGCAATCTTGATTCAAGCATGCTGTCTTGAATAGCTTGGTATTGTGCGCTACCCGGCTTAGAGTTTGTTATCCTGTCAAGCAGATTCTCTGTACTAAGATCTCCTTGTCCGGCCCTCTGCTCCAAAGGAGTTGGTTTTTTACTTGGGTCTTTGGCAGCTGCTATAGCGTCAAGTATTTTCTGCTCTTGCTCTACTGCAATCTGACTGTCAATATCGCTTTGCTTCTTTGCGTTTTTCTCAGCTTCATAAGACATAATTCTGGAATTTGCTAAATCAATATCAGATTGAAAAATACTCTTTGCTCCTAAGGGAGTTGCAAACCTGCTTTGATTTATAAGATCCAAATCTTTTTGATATTGATTGTCTTTTGCAAATTGAGCTTGCATCTCACGCCTTATCCTTTGCTCGACAGATTCTGCTGGAGCAAGAGGGTTTACAGGCGCTGGCGCCGTGGAAGCTTGAGCTACCTGACTGGCTGGCGTTACTGAAGGAATTACTGAAGGCGCAGCTGCCTGAGTGTCAGCAACCAATTCGCTTGACGGGCTGGCACCGCCAGCTCCTGAGATCATCATAGCGTTTTTATTTGCTTTGTCTTTTTTATCTTCTGATGTTTTTGGTGAGCCAACAGCAAATGTTGCGTATTTAGAAATTGGAGCAGCTATACTTACTGGCGTTTCAGTAGATGGCTGAGCGTCAACAAATATAGGGTCAATCGAAGGTGTTTGCAAATCAGAAATGTAGTTGTATTCTCCAAGTGACGAAGGTGCTTCTTGAAGTGCTGGCTTTAAATTATATGAAGCCAAATCTTTTGAAGGTTCTTGCAACCCTGATAAGTAATCGTAGCTTCCAATGTCTTGGCCTGTCAATGGGCTAACACTGTCAATTGATGTTGGATTGCTGTCAGATACAATGGTAACGCTTGGAGTTGGCTCGGTGTATACGGATGGCTGCTCAGAAAACCTACCTTTTCTTCCAAACAGAAAGTCTCTCACCGGAGTCCTGACGCTTCCGTCCTGTCCACCACGCAATGGCGTTCTTCTGGCGTTTTCAAAATTTGATGTGCTTACTGTGGTTTCACCAGAGCTTGGGGCTACAGGCTCAGTCAAATAGTCGTTGCCAAATCCATAGTCATACCCGCTAAGATCTATTGGTTCGTTGCTGTAATAATCTGAAGTGTCAGTTACTAGCGATTGATCTGGCAAATCAAAGCTTATGGGAATAGAGCTGGTTCCAGAAAAATCGTCAGTGATAGAGCCACCCAAATTGCTTGATACTACCGGGCTATCTTGCACCGGAATATAACCGTCATCACTGTTGACATCGTTTTGCACGACAACTACAGGAGCAGATTCGTGCTGAGGCTGAGCATTATCTTCAGCGCTGTAGTCAAATTCACCGTCATCGTATGGGTTGCCGTATTCATCGTATCGTATAGTCATGGTTTTTCCTTATAGACCTTTGCCAAGTAGACCAAGCAGAGCGCTGTTGCCTTGCTGAGTGCTTGATTTTAAATCTGCCAGCGTACCAATCCTTGAATTTAAAAGCTTGTTTGAATCCAATGCGTATTGCTGGTTATTTTGTTTTGTGTCAGTGTAATTTTTCTGAGCCGTGCCTTCCTGCATGGTTCTTGACAGGCCAGCCTGAGAGTCCATAAGACCTGAAAGAAGCGGACTGTCGGATGAATACCCTTGATCTTGATATTTTTTAGCAAGATTATCAGAAGCTCTTTGCAATGATCTTGAATAGGTATTGCCAGCTACATTGTTCATGTTGGCTATTTGACTTCCTGAGTGCATCTGATCAGCAAGCCCAAGAGATGATCTTGTGACAGGCTTGTCTCCACCAAGGGCGTTGTACATGGCGTAGTTTTCGCCTGAGTCACTTATTGCCTGAAGTATCTTGGGGTTTATCTCGTTGTACTTGTCCTCCTTAAATTGAGGATCAAGCATTTTGCTTCTGGAATTAATACCAGCAATAGCAGCAGACTGTTGCGATCTGATGGCTGATATCTGAGCTTGCGTAGCAGCGTCAAGCTGAGCTTGTGCAGCTGCTGCCTCGGCTTTGATTTTGGCTATGTTCTGAGATTCAATGTAATTTTTGTTTTGCTGTTGATAAGAAAAATCTTTTGCTTGCTTTTGGTTGTTAAGTTCCCAGTTTTGTTTGTTAATTTTATAAGCTTGAGCAGCAGCAGCTGCCCTTCGATCTTGCTCAGCTTGCCAAGCTTGCATTAAATAATTGTTTAAAGAGCTTGCGTTGTTTTTTCCCATGGTTAGTCCTTAAATCAAATTAGCCAGCAGACTGGTATAATTGTTGACCGCATTTTGCCTAGCCTTTTCAGCTCCAGCAACACCTGCGACATTCTCCTCAACAGCTTGTTGCCCAGCCAGCTTGTACCCGGCGTTAGCTTGTTGCGCTGCAATTTTAGATCCGCTTGACGCAAGGGCATTGGCGTTTGCTTGTTGCATATTGGTGACGCCATTTAGCGTGTCAAGCAGTGGGCTGCGATAGGATATCCCCCTGCTAGTTAAACCTGCTGCGTTCTGGTTTCTTTCGGTAGCAGCCCGTGTGCTGTTCTGCGCTATGGCCCTGTTTGCCTGAACCTGCCTGTCGCCTTCTGATATTGCGTCACCACCAAGACCTAAAGATTCCCTAGTGATTGGGTTCTGTGCGTAGTAGTCAGCTTGGCTACGCATGTTTGGGTCGTTGTTAGGATTGTTTGCCAACAGGTTTTTGTAAGCGTTTCTGTACCTGCCTATGTTCATGTTGTTGATGTCAACATCAGTTTTGTACATTCTGTTGGCTGCGTTAATCGAATCCCGTGACGCAGCAGCAGCAGCAGCAAGCTGAGCTTGCGCTGCAACCTTGGCGTTATACAAAGCCATATCAGCCTGATACTTGGCCATGTCCTCGTTGTAACCCATATCTCCTCCTACAACCAAACAGGGAACAGAGCATAGGAACTAAGAAACACTATAGTCTCAGTCCCTACTGGCACCTTAAAACTTTCATTTCCATTTAAAACTTTTAAATTTTTAAGCACGGCTGACGATGTCGGGCTATAAATAACCTGAACATCCACCCTCCCCGGAACTGCATGGTCTGCGCCATCGCTAAGCACCACGGATCCATAAGCTACGGCTGCATCAATCTTGACATCAATTGCTCCGCTACCTATACCGCCACCAACATTCCCGGATGGAACAGTTGTATTCATATTAAGCTTTTGTTTGACAGGAAGCGGTGGGACTTCAGGGTAGTTAGGGTCTGTCGGGTTTTTTAGGCCGTGAAAATTTACCCGGCTTGTGTTTTTAAATGATTCAACATTGCTTGGGTAAGATGATTTAGGTTCTTTGTTTGCTTCAGGATACGATGGAGACACCAGCTTTGATGCTGTGCCGTACGCACTGCTAGAACCAGAGTTTGCCAGCAACGAATACAACTCCTGCGACAACTCGGTAGGAGATGACCATTCCTTTTTGACAATTCTGGAGCTGGACGCAACTAATTCTTCAAAAGTTTTCGCCATTTGCCCCACCTTCAGGCTGATGAATATTAACCTTTTACTGGTAATTATTCAATGGAATAATCCGGGCAACCAAAGCATGAATGAAGGCTATCAGAATTAGGGCCAATGGTACACTTGCCATGAATTTCACATTCGTGAACAAATTTAAATGGACAGTTGCAATTCCTGCGCTCTGTCACTTTGCCAAGATAAAAGCACGGACTTCTAGGCTTGTATTCTTTACCCATAGCTTCTTGAATTTCCAGCGAGTTTGGATGTTGTTTGTCATATATTGCTTTCATATGTGGGTAATCTGCATACACTGCACATATTGGGCAAGTAGTAGGGGTCATTGGAACATGTCTGCATGGGGTAGCCACTACTCTTTGTACCCTCCGGCAACATCTGGCGTGTCAGTTTGCGGATCAGAAAATTCGTGCAATATAAAATCAGCCAACGACTTTTTGCTTGAAGCCATTGGTGTGTTTTCAAATGTGGTGTTATAGCAATTAAAAAAAACATTTGGCAAATTCTTGGATGACTGTTTCATGGCTAGGCAATTAGTGCGCTGCAAAGAACTGGCGCTTGTGCTACTGTTTATCTCCGCATGGTCTTTGCCACTGTCCGGGTCACTAGGGAAATGATGATATGAAACTGTGTTGTACCTGCTGGCGTATTTTTCCAGCAAAGCAAGATCCAAGGCAACCGATGTCATGTCTACGCCCCAGTCGTAATTGTCTTTAATTGGGTTATTGGAACCGTCCAGTTTCTGCGTCAGCTTCATGTAATCTACGCCAGCGTATGGATGACACTTAATGTGAAAATAAAAATACCTTCCACCTTGGAAATCTTCAGGTTTTACAAATTTGTTATATTGACTAGTTTTATCTGACAGCTCCTCTTTGATTCTTCGCATCCCTGAAACTTTTGTTTCTTTTATATCCTTTGCGTATTTTACTATTTCGTCTATGGTCGCTATGTTACTTGTGCTTAACTTTGACACACCTGATCCGGGAGCGCCATCTGCTTTAATGTGCGCACATCCTGCTGGTTCAATCATCGGGACAACGCAGTAATACTGAAATCTACCATGATATTCTCGTCCGTTCCAATACCCTTCTTCTAGCTGAATGCAACCCTTTTCGAGATTGTTTAAATCTTTGCTACGAATTTTTTTTGTGTAACCTTTAGGATATTCGATGCACCTACCATGATTAAACATGTATCCGTTGTCGCCAACTTTATCTGCATCATGTTCCATAAGATTATTAGGGTCATAAGTTAATCTAGTGTCGGCATAAGCTGCAGGTATTTGAAAATAAGTGTATGACGGCACTGGTTCCTTGCTAGTTTTTTGTACGCTGCAAAAATGCAAATTAAAATGAGTGTTAAGCTTCCATGTGTAATCCGATATTGGGGCGTACGAATAAGAATAAATATCTGGGCTTGCAGTTTGAAATGAAAATTTGTCTGACCTAAGGACACCATAGGAAACATTTCTCCCGTTGTAAGCTATGTAGCTATGCCCAAACGATGTTGGATTCGGAAACAGGCTGACATCCAGCATTGCCTCTCTGGTTCGTGATGTGTACGGACAAAATGTTGTTCGTTTACCAGTGATCGGGTCAAGCAATCCAAACACATAACTGTACAATGTTCCGTCAACCCACCATTGCGAATCTTCTTGAACCTGCGGGGAAAATCCAAAGTTGGTTATCGACATGGCCACAGTCAAAACAGATTCGCCCGTGGAAGGGTTTGTGCTTCTGGCCAAAGTGCATGGTATTTTTACATGCGTCATTTCTATTTGATCGTTTTGATTATTTTCATCCACAGATGGGCTGGCACAAGCCGGAAAAAATCCTTCGCATGGGAACGAACATATCTCCCTGTCGTATCCTGATTCATAATTCCTTATAATCACAGGAGCGATTGACGCAACATAGCTGTGTATCCCAATGTCGCCAGTTATAGGCCACTCGCAATTAATTTTGTCCCTTCCTTCGGTTGATCCTATAAGCTGTTCTGGCCTGTTGTTCATGCACTCATATCTGTTTGGAGCGCACAGCATGATGTCAAGTTTCTCGTAAACTGCAATGCACTCAGGAGAAAGAAACCTAGCAAGTATTTTTGGGTTTTCAAATGACCTGCTTGCCAAAACATTGTAAGGCTTGGTCAACGAACCATGAATGGAACAATGCTGTTTTGGAAGGTAGTAGATAGTTGGAGAATCATCCAAATCCAAAGGATAATAAAACGCACCAGCCGAGGAAAAGGTTGAGCTTATCGGATCAGGCGAATTGCTTTTTATGGCAGGGTTGTAAAGATCTACCCCTGCACCGTTTGCTGCCTGACCTGTCCACTTGTATTTTTCGCCAAGTCTGGTTATATCCTCAAGGATCATTGGACTGCCAAGCTTTGGTGGCGCAGCCGTTGTCTTTGCTTTTGGCTCCTCATAAGAAAAATTTATTTTGATATCCTTTGCGTCATAAATACCTTTACCGGGGAACTTAGAGTTGGATGTAACCTTAAAATTTCCTTGCCCGGCAGATTTGACAGCTTCCTTTACATTAAATGTCTTGTCAGCCAGCAGCTCAGGCTTTACAGCAAATGTAAAATTATTAAGAAGCGCACCACCCTTGTAATCAAAACAAAAACTTTTTGACCCGGTGTAGACCAAGAATGACGGAATACTAATTATTTCAATCAATGCGGTGGATATAACCGGCCATTTAGCGCAAGCAGCGTAAGACTTGTCGTCCATAGGGCTGACGCAAACTTGATATTCTTTGACATTGTATCCGCTTATGTCGATGTCTATTTCGGTTAACGCATCTGAGCCTTCGCATTTTCTGACGCTAAGGTCAGCGTAGCATTTGTTTTGAACAAACTTGAAAGGAGCAGACAACACATCGGCGCCAAGGCCACTGAATCTAACAGTATAAGTGACAGCGAGCGTATCAACATCGTCAGCTTTTGGCAAATATTTCCAGCTGTATCCCATCCCAAAAGTTACCACCCCTGAAACAAACGCAGCGGTAACCGAAGTGACAACGCTGTTGTCCGGGAGTATGAACCTTCCACCACCATCCATGGATATAGTGCAGTCTCCTGAATAGTCCGTGTCCAACTGTCCAAACATATTTAAAGCGTGAATTTCCCACCCATAAAACATGGTGCCGTCTATGTCAGGGTCAGGATCAGGATAGCTTTTTTGATACAAGACTTTGTGCGTGTCGCCTTCAGGCTGTAAAGGATCTATAATTACAGGCAAAACCCCGTATGTAGCTATATACATATGGTCTGCTGGGTAAGGCATTACTGATCCTTTGCGTCAACTGGTGCGTGAAACACCCCTTCGAGCCTGATTCCATATATGGTTTCTTCGCTGTCAGTTGTAAGCCCGTCAACCTCTATGGAAAGATACTTGACGCCGTCAACTGATGACTCACGGTGAGTGTCAAACCTCTGCCGTAATGATCCAAGCTCTTTGTTGAAATTTCCAACAAGACTTAGGCCATCATCAGAGACATAAAACTCTTGATCAGACTGCTTCCTGTAAGGTTTCTTGAATGACAACTTCTGATTGCTCCTATCTCTGTAGAATTTCACATTAAACTGTGACGACAAACTAGTAGGCTGAAAATCTACTTCCAAGTTTCTGACTATATTTTTGTCGTTGCCGTCCATCCTGTAATTACCTGTTCTAAATACCCATGGCATGGATCCAAGCGTGTATTCAGCAGCGCCGATTCTCTCAATGATTGGACGGTCAAGATAAATTCTAGAGCCAACAGCTTTCCTTACAATTCTGTAAATAGATTTTCCTGATGCTGTCCTGATACCAACAGGATTGTTGACGCACTCTGCTTTTTCAAAATTTACAAGGCTATCTTCTATCCACATATGAGAGCTTGCCGTCACTGTTCCGCTTACAGAACTTAAAGACGAATCAAGTCCGTCAAGGTTTCCAAAAGGATAACGCAATACCCTATTGTTGTTGGTTCCAAGAAAACAGGTTGATGACGAAACATTAAAATCTTGGCAAGACGACATGATTGGAGTGGAAAATTCTTCGACCCACCAAGCGTTAGTTTTATAGTTGTAGCAAAGTGCGTGTCTTGGGTACCTTCCTGCCCCCATTACCACAAACCATCTGATGGTGCTTTTAGAAGAGATATGAATCGCATGAAAAAATTCTGAATACGCCCAATTAATTGAATAGTATTTGTTTGTTCCTTCAAAGATTGAGTTGATTTGATAACTAAGCGCTTCTTCTTTTCCTTCGGAGTATGCGTATATCCCAAGACGATCAAGAGTAATTGCAGCAGATCCACGGGTGACAATACACTTTTGATTGACTGATCCTCTGGTGTATGACGCAGGATAAATGCTTCCATCGGTGTCAGGCGAATTACCGAATGTCAACCTAAACAATTTGTTCTTGCAGAATATCAACAGAAAAGTGTCGAGGTTTGCAAGCCCAACTATCTCGTCCTGTTCCTCTTGAAGCACAAGTCCACTTGTAGTCCGTATTTTTTTTGGCTGTCCAACTTCAGAGTAATACAAAGCTTTCTTTTCAAGGTATGGCGGTGATATGGTGTATGCGCTGTACGAATTTGTTTTGCCAACAAATGGCGAAGCTAAGGTTATAAGCTGGTTTCCTTCGTCAACCTCCGCAATGATACCCGGTTTGATAGAGTCGTTTGTAAAAAACCTTCGCCCTACAAATGTTTTTTTCCAGTCGGTTCCAATCCCATAAACAAAAGCGTTCCCGTTTGACACCTTAGCCGAACCAACGGAATAAGATACGGATCCAGCGTAAAAAACCCTGTCATTTACTGAGGCAGCGTAAGGCTTCCAGTCAGGGATCTCCGGAAAACCATTGGCTATCTGATTCATGTTATCATCGTAAAGAGGAACATCCTCGTTGTCGCTCAAAACCTCATCGGTAAGTGTCGAGTAAAACACCGTAGATGTAAGGTTGGTTGTCTCCACATCCACAAAAAAAACTTCCGTCTGGCCGTTGGTGTTCCTGAGTATCTGTCGTTTGACAATCCTAGGATCAGTAGGAACCTGCACATTCGTGTAAACAATTCGTTGCACCCCGGCGTACCATGTGCCACCTCCGGTGTACGAATACCCTGAATCAGTGGACGATCCAACCAATATAAAAAAATCGCTGTCAATGACATCAACTGTAAAAATCCCATCAGCGTCAGGTATGCCACCAACCCCGCTAATGCTAACCGTCTGGCCATTTGCCAAGCCATGAGCCGTACTTTCAATCACAATCGGTGTAGTTGACGCTGCGTCTTTGATGATGCCTGATTTGGAGCTTACAGTCGTGGACAGGCTTAATGGGCTAAGGTTTGAAGGACTGCCATCAGCGTCCACAAACCTTACATAACAGTAATACTTGCCTGTCAAAAGTCCAACTCCTGCACCTTCAAGTGCAGGTCTGGCGGTTACTGATTCAACGCTGGCTGTAGCAGCCTGAGATTTAAGGCCATCCCAGCACAGAGCTTTATCTATCCCGTTGAGGATGTACAGCTCGCCAGTAGATGTTTTTAAAAATGTGTCTGGCATGCTACCTTCCTGTCCTGCCTACATAAAGGTAATGTACTTGAGGATAACTGCTGTTTGCGTCACCATCATCGACAGTAGTCAAATAAAAGCTTGACCCTACACTGACATTGCTAACAAACGAATCAGCGCCAGCAACGGAAAATGTGCTGCCAGCAAAACACTGGGTAAAAGCGCTAGGCCCAACCGTGAAATCAGATCCAATTGCTAGGTTGTTTTCCATTGTTTTCCTAGGTCAAGCTTGTCTGGTAAGTGATGCTGATGGTCTGGCCAGTTATCAGGTTTTGATCGCTGACAAAAACCCCAGTTGCCCACAAGGATCCTGAGGTTGCACCTTTCGCAGAAGCCGTTGACAGGAACGCACCCTTGATCGACATGGATGTGGAAGCCGTAAACACTATAGACGCACTGCTTGTGACAGTGGTTGTTCCGGCAGATGACACAGGGGAACCGGGGTTCCACTGGCGCCGGGTGGATTCATTGTAATCAGTCGCTTCAACCCAGCCACTGTGACTGGCTGCAGTATCCAAGGTTGACAAAGCGCTGAAAGATGTTGCGCTTATCAACCCTATGTACCAGTTTGCATTTTGTGTTCCTGACCTGAACACATTGTCAAGCGCAAGAGTCCTGCCCTGATCTGTGGTGCCATTGGAGAATGTTTCCTCCCAAGCCACAGAGCCATCAGGGTTTTTGCAAACCATTTTGAACAATCCTTTGCTAACGCTTTTCATTTAACCTACCCCTTATGATGGATCCAGAACTTAGTTGAGACACCACAAAATTTGCGTTTTCAAATTTGACGGCAATCATTGACACAGGATTGCCGTGACTGTCGCCAGTATCATAAACATCAAAGTAAATTGCATAAATGTAAGAATCAGGGTTTTTGTCGTAGGCTATTATCGCCGTGTATTTCCCGGCAGACAAATTTGACTTGATAAAATACTCAGCGCCAAAGTGATACGATTCAGTAATGTTACCTATCTTTGGCGCAGTGAATTGCTTTTCCAACAAACCAATCGAATTAAACAAAAGCACAATCGGAGCGTTGTCCGGGGAGATTTTATCCCCATTGCTTGCAGAGGTTATTATCGGAATAAAAACCTCGTCACCTTTTTGGTAATAACCTAGGTAGCTCATACCACCCCAAAGGTAAAGTTGGATATCTTGCTATGACCATTGACCGTGTAAGTAACCACAATGTAATAAAACTTTCCTGCCTCATAAAGATTTACTGACGACACAGGGATGGAAGCCTTGTACACGCCTTGCACAATTAAAGTCGATGATCCTGAGGAGTTTGGCATAGTCTCACCTAAAGGGCCATAGACTACATAGGTTGATGATGCGACAACAGGCTCGCCATAATCACCAGTCACCGGGTAAATAGCGGTAAATGTTGAGCCGTTGTTAACAAATCCCATAAACATATTATTACTCCTCGTCAAACACCACTTTTTTGTATCCGTTGCGAACCTGTATTTGGTTCTTTTTTATGCACACAACATTGCGCTGGTCAACCATTGCCCCGGCTGGCAGCAAGTCAGGGTTCACGGAATCTATGACACCCATGAAATTTTCAATCAGCGTTATGTCCTTGAAATTCTCAGCCAATGTTGCCTCCTAACGGGAACGATGCAAGCCTTGGCCTGATGTATGTATCCGGGCTTGCGTTCCTTCTCTGGATGATCTTGCTGTCAGCAGCCTGTGCGTTCCTGACTGAAGCCAAATAAAGCTGATAGAGATCCTGTGCGTTGGATTTACTTCGTAGCAAGCTAACTTGGTACTCGCATCCACGCAGGAATGGGTCAAGCATCACGCCCTGCTCCACATCTATGGGATCGCTGATGGCGTACTTGCGAGCGCTGAATGTCGTATACAAAGGCTCATCGACAACCAGCTGTGTTGAGCTAATGACGCCAACGATCTGGCGCTCGTATTCGGCTATGTTGTCGCCGTCCAATCCTGTTGGGAAATCGGAGCTGTCAGGACTGATCCTTATGATTGATCCGGTAAGTGAGCTGGTGAAGTTTGCGCCTGTCGCCGTGATTGTGGTTGTTGGGCCATTGCTTGTGTCGGCTGCAACCGTTCCAGCCGTGTACAATTCGATGGCTATTGGCCTTGCGCCTCTTTGATACAGGTAATCAAAAGACCTGTCTGTCGCAGGGTAAGGGTACACCCGGAAACTAAGTCTACCTTGAAGCGAGGAATGTCCAGTAATCGTGTACATGTATGGATCGGCTGAATAGTTGTTGCCGTTTTCCACGCTGCTTAGCCATTCCCTAGGATGAACATAAGTAAGGTTTGTAAAGTTGCTTTTATTCAAGCCTTCGTCAGCAGACACGAAGTCAATAGGCAAAAGGTATTCGTCACAGAAAAGCCGATAGGTTGTGCCAGCAGGAAGATCTTGCCTAGGGCTTTGAGCTGAATCAAGAACAGCAAGGGTTGATGTCACAAGGTTGGCAATCTTGTAATTAGCATCTCCAAGCCTAATTGTTCCGTCAGAAGCCCAGCTTGGGAAAGTACCACCAGTCAAGGTCAGCATCCTTTCATACGCACCACCAGTGTAATCGTAAGTAACAGTGCCTTGTTGATACACGCCATTGGTGTTGATTCGACCATGGTTGTAATAATAAGTCCAGCGGTGAATCCTTGGAAAAGTCCTGAGCGTATTTTGAATAGCTCGTCTTACTGTCCTTAAAGCTTCTGTTCCAACATCAGCTCCAAGATAATCCAGCAAATGATTTATCGCATCTTGATAGGTGAACGCTATGCCACGAATGACAAACTGCTTTAGCGGTGCTGACGGAAGCGGTCTTGGATTGATATTGATGTTCGTGTTTGACATTTATGACACCGTTATGGTTGTAGGGTTGTTAGCCAAATAAGCTTCGTCAAGAACCCATAGATAATAAGTCCCAACATCCAACAGGAATACAGCTTGACCAAAATTGTTTGTCCTGCCACTGGCAATCACATTGTCGCCAGCAAGATCAGTTGAAACCCATACGGCAGCAGCCACAACCGGCACATCTCCGGCTGTGCTATGAACAGTAACAGTGTGACTTTTTGCTCCAGCTCCAGCTGGATTTGTGAACGGCATGTCAAGGTGAACCAATACTTCTTCTTCAAGCGTACCGTTAAAGCTGACACTAACCAAAACATACAGTGCGCCAGAAAGAAAGGCTTGATTAGGAACATCGACCCGGTACAACCCACCGGCAACAGATTGATTTAATTCGATAAAGCCACCTGACACCCAAGAAGCAGCCGGTGACGCCAAGGAGACAAGGTTAAAACTTACAGGGTTAGCGCCTTCTCTAGTGTAACTAGCTGAAGCTCCCGGAGAATCAAATGACAGCCCCTTTTTAGACCTGCCAGTCAAGCCACGAATTTTCATCACCAACGATTTGCTGCTTGAATTAGGAGTGATTCTGTAAGCCATCGGATCAGCCTCATCGTCTATAATAGTGGCCAGACTGCTGGTGTTCAGAAACGGAAAACTCATAGCCTATGGTACCCTATTGCTCTATTTTTTCCACAGTTATATGGGGATCGGCGTTTAAAAGTTTTGATTCAATCATTCCTAGCTCTATCACTTCAAGGAATGAACCAATCGCCTTGGATATATCACGCCAGTCAACAGGCTTGCCATCTATGAACCAATCAATTATCTTGACCGCTATCTCGATGTTAGGCACATCCAGAGATGAAGTTCTTGGCACTAAATTAAAAAATATTTTTGAAATTAATTTGATAGCTTGAATCTTGTCTGCGTCACTTCGCAGCATATTTTCCCTGTAAAGCTCAACTAAAAACTTGCAATCATCCCTTGCTTTCCATATCATTTTTAAGCCTTTTGCTTATTTTTTCCAAGAAAGCTTTGGTGTCTTTAACGACATCCGGGTTCCAAGCTTTCCAGTCAAGCAAATGCCCCCATACAAAATGGCAGTTACCTGAGTTTTCGCACAGCACTATCAGGTTGCTTTCCTCCAGTTCGAGGGAAGCGTCCACATGATACGGGATTATATGGTGGCACTCAAGCTTTTTAACATTACCACAGGCTGCACAAGACGGATTTTTTTTAAGGAAAGCACTCCTTACTTTTTTCCAAGACCCGGATCTTGGTGGCATACCTAAGGAAAGTTTCTTATTCCAATACATTCTTTAGGATCCTCAAGGCTATCTCAATGATAATACCCCAAGGAACAATACCCTTAACAGGCTCATGGCTACCGCTTGCCATGGCAAGCAGAGCTTCAAGCGTAAGCGCATCGTCATCATCTGTTCTAGCGTCCAAGTTTTTGACAACAGGCTTGTCAGACTTTGAAACTTGAGCTATGGCATAACCAGCCAAATTCCAAGCAGCTTGATAAACCAAATTGTTATCAATTGTTTTTCCACGGATCTTGTCAATCAAGATCATCAATGCGTCTGTAGGTATGCTTTCAGGAAACTGGATCATTTTTACCTCCTTTTTTAAGTTTTTCGTCAAAAAGTTTTTCGTTTATAAGTTGAACCTTAGTGTCAATTGCTCCTTGGACTGTGACTATTTTTCCAATCAAATCCTTTAGCTCGTCAATGAATGACATGTGCTTATCTTTTAGCGGAACAATTACATGGATTCCAAGCCAAACTACTATTTTGTAGAACCCAAAACCCATCCCAATCATCACGGAAACTGGTATCCCTAACTTGTCAATCAAAACAACCCATTCTGATGGCATAGAAACCTCCTAGGAGCTTGTTATTTTGTAGCAAAATAGGGAATAATTAACAAGAAAATATATTGAGCTTACATTCGCCAGCTTACATTTTGCGTAGGAAAACCGTTAAACTGCGAATACGCAAAACACTCGTCCCTGCATATCCAGTCCATGTCCGAATCGGTAATCCAGAACCCGCCGGGAGGCTCGCCGTAGCTTCCGCATGGTTCACCGTGAACCTTGGTACCCCAGCTATTAAGGACATAATAGATCCAGCCAAGCTCAGGGTGCTTAACCACGCCAATTACGCACATTTGATGGCCCCAAGAATCAGTGCGTTTTGCCAACCTGACAGGAGGAGTTCCAACAATTTTTGGAACCAGCGGGCTAGTGCCAAACATGCTGGCAATTGTCAACGGATAATAATTAAGTAATGCTTGGCGAGCTTCAGTGGAATTTTTCATTTGAGCTGCGCTTTTAATAAGGTGTTTTCTACTTAGAGAAAGCCATTTTTCTTTGATGGCATCGCCGTCAGACCACTCCATTTCAGCGTGAGATCCCCAAGTAAGCCCATCAGACGACACTGGCTGAGGAAGTTCTTGAATGTCGGCTTCGACAATTCCATCCACTCTCATAGCCTCAGCAATGGCGCTTCCAAACGACCCTTCTCCACGCCCGTGCATGCCAGCTATAGCTCTAGACCTTCCATATGGAAGCAGCCAGAATGGCGTCTTTACTAATTCAGCATCGCCAAGCCTGATTGACTCTACAGCTTGAAGGTACCACATTGCTTGCCCAAGACCGTTGCCAACGCACGAACCAGTTTGCTGATAAAAAGTCTCAAAATGCTGGCCTTTATTAGCTTTTTTAGAAAAGTCCCAGAGAAAAGCTTGCTCTCTAGCATCGTCATTTTCACCAGCCAGCTTAAATTCAACAAAATTAGCCTTAGCCATTTTGTCTATTTCTTTTTGTTTTTCATTCATATCCTCGGGAGCAATTCTTCCAAAATTCCAATTAGCTTCTTCTTGACCAAGAAATGGAATTTTACCGCCAACAGATTTAAAAAAAGATGCTTCGTTCATACTTACCTCATTTAGCAAGTTTAGCTAAAGTTTCAGATATCATTTTAAATTCTCGGTAAAACAAGTCCCGATCATTTTTATTTATAACTTTTTCTGTTGATGTTGGGGCCAACGCATTGAGATAACTTCCAATAAAATCCCTGACATCCTGTATGTCATCAGGTGTCAAGGAAGCAAGCGAAAGCTTTATGCCATATTCGTACAAATCTTTGATGGTTTTGTACGATTCGTCCTGAGATGCCAAAGAAAGTTTTCCGTACACAGACGACAAAAGCTTTACGCAATCAATTTTCTTTGATTCTTGGTTTTTATCAATGATTGATTTTAGCTTGGATTCAAAAGCTGAAACAGGGTCAACCGGAGTTGGAGGCACAGGCGCTGGCTGCTGGCCAGCTACAGTAACCAAGCACAGTTGAGGGTCTGTGGGAATGTCATTCATCGAAGTGTAGACAAACACACGGTAATCACCGGGTATTGTGGCACAAAATATGGCCCACAAACCACTGTCTGACACCACAAGGTCATTCTCGTCAGACGCCGAAAACCATTTAACTACTTTTCCATTGGTCTGCACTGACAATTTAACCAGTCTTCCCGGTTTAGCTTGAACCTTGTCGGCTATTTTTATATATGGTTCGTCTTTTACAACGGTTTTTTTTGAATCTTGAGCGTTGCAAGCAATACAAAACAAACACAAAAAAACAAATCCACTGAAAAACCTAATCATTGGATTGCCTCCACTTCTTCGATAGTTGTGGCTTCATTTACTGCACGGCGTTTGGCAGCAAAGTCATCAGACATTTGCGACCTTGCTGCGCCATAGCGCAAAAGCAACAGTGTCATTTCTGATATGTCATTGAAATTAACCACGGAATTATTCATGGCTATGATTGACGGCACAGGAAGGCTAGAAGCTACGGCTTCTTTGGCAAGCGTGTATGCTCCAACCAAAAGCGCCACATCAGCAGATGTTATCCCCAAGGAAAAACCTTGGCCTGAGTCCCATCCAGTTTGCTCCAATTTTATCCAATCATTATTTATTTTTAACAGTTTATAAGTTTTTGCTTGAGCTAAACTGTCGCCATCTGCTTCTGGTATATAATTATCTACTTGATTTATTATTGAAGTTAAATAGTTTCCTATTTCTGAAGAAACAGGCACTGGCATTGTTACATTTTTAGTTAAATTAAATTCGTTTTTTTTGTCTAATGTTAAATTATATATGTCTTCGTATTGATCATTTACAAGTCTTTTTGTTTTAAAAACAGCAAGGTGTATCACAATTAT